ATTGTTTGACTAGAATACAATACAAAATGTTACCTCTGTGTATAATTTGATAGATTGGAGGTATAAATGAGCACACCTGATTTTGAAACCATAAAAAATAACTGGGAAACATTTGAAAGGCTTTGTAAAAAGCTTGAAGACGAAGGCGTTAATAACCTTTTGGAAGCTCTAGGAGAAAGGTTAGTAACAGCTCCTGCAGCAACACACGACTCTTCACCAGGTTGTTTTCCAGGTGGACTAATCCAAAATAGTTTAGAGACAACGTCAAAGCTTAAGAAAGCAGCTAATCTATTTGACAATCTAAACACAACATCACTTTTAAAAGTAGGTCTACTTCACGAGATAGGTAAAGTAGGTGATTTGTCCAACAATCTTTTTGTTGATCAAGAGTCGGACTGGCATCGTGAAAAGCTAGGTCAGAACTACAAGTACAACGAAGTCATACCCAAAGCTACAGTGCACGACAGAACATTAATGATTTTGCAGCACTTTGGAGTCAAGCTTACACATGACGAGTTTATGGCTATTCGTCTCTCACAAGGCTCACACCTCGAGGAAAATAAGTTTTATGTAGGATCAGAGCCTGATCTAGCTGTAGCACTTCAAATTGCAAAAAGGGTGTGACGTCATATTTATGTTTATGCGTAATTTTGACTTATTAAGAGAATACATCTACCGACTAATTGAAGCCTCTAAAGAAAAGCCTGACTTGCTTGTCGAGCCAGACAAGACTAAGGGCCGCGATGAGGAAGAAGAAGAGGTAGATGAGTTTTCTGCTGCAGGTGCTGTTGCCGGTGCTATAACACCTATGGGAACAGACTCCTCATATCCAAAAAAGACCCGCAGCAAGTCTAAAAAATCACGAAAATAAATTACTGAATATTGAACAATTGACTAGTCTAGCCTAGACTATAACAGGCAATAAAAGTTGACTATTGCAAATTAAGGAGATAATATAATGGCAATTGATTTTGATGCAATTCGTCGAAAGCTAAACAAGCTTTCTGGACAAAATTCCCGACAAAACGTAACGTGGCGTCCTCAAGAAGGTGAAGAACATTCAGTTCGTCTTCTTTCATTCCCAGATAATGACGGGCAACCTTTTAAAGAGCTTTGGTTTTACTATAACATCGGCAATAACCCAGGTCTCTTGGCACCGTATCAGTTTCAAAAGGCTGATCCTATTCAGGAGTTAATCACTAAGCTGCGAGATGATGGTTCAAAGGAATCATACGAGTTGGCAAAAAAGCTTTACCCAAAGATGCGTTGCTATGCACCTGTAGTTGTTCGCGGTGAGGAAGATAAGGGTGTTCGTATCTGGTCTTTTGGAAAGACGGTGTACCAGTCACTCCTCAATATTATGCTTGACGAGGATTATGGAGACATCACAGATCCAACTGAAGGACGTGATGTGAAGGTTGTTTGCACAAAAGCACCAGGACGTCAATGGGCAACCACTGAGGTTCGACCCCGCGGCAAGCAGTCCGTCTTGAGTGAAAATAGTGACACGGTTAACACGTTTCTCACTTCAATTCCTGATCTAGATGACATGTTTACATGCAAGTCATACGAAGAGCTAGAAAAGATTGTCAATGATTGGCTAAATGACGATGGTACTGATGATGTTGGGTCTACACGTGGATTTGAAAGCTCTTCAAGCTCATCACAGACACAAGAAACTTCATCAACTAGCGGATCATCACAAGGTCAAAAGTACAAGTCACTTGATGAAGCTTTTGCTGACCTAGAAGATCTATAGACAATAACAGCGAGGACCAAAGATGGCAAAACGAAAGTACCCTGATCAAGATGGGTTTACCAATGAACTCATCGAATCACTAAACAAGGAACATGGCAATAAGATTGCTTACAATCTTGCCTATGACGATTCGCCTACACACGTGAATCGATGGATATCAACAGGCTCAAAGCAGCTTGACTATATCATTGCAAATCGTGCGGATGGCGGGTTACCTGAGGGTCGTATCGTTGAAATCTTTGGTCCTCCGTCTATTGGCAAGTCACATATCGCAATTCAGATTGCAAGATCTACTCAGCAAATGGGAGGTATTGTTGTCTATATTGATACCGAAAATGCAACAAGCGTTGAAAATCTTTCTTTGCTAGGTGTTGATATTAGTAAAAGATTTGTCTATGTTGATACACACTGCACAGAAGAAGTTCTTGCTATTGCTGAATCTACTATTATGAGAGCTAAGGCAATGGATAAGGATGTCCCTATCACAATCATATGGGACTCTGTTGCAGCTACCTCTCCCAAGGCAGAGCTTATTGGTGATTATGACAAAGATTCCATAGGTCTTCAGGCGCGCGCTATTTCTAAAGGGATGCGCAAAATTACAGGAATTATTGCAAATCAAAATGTGTTAATGATTTGTCTGAATCAGATTCGAACCAAAATTGGTGTTATGTATGGAGATCCAACTACAACACCGGGTGGCAAAGCAATACCTTTTCACTCGTCTGTCCGAATCAAGTTAGGTGCAGGACAGCAAATCACAAACAAGGATAAAGAAGTAATTGGAATCAATGTTTCTGCCAAGACAATCAAGAACAAAGTTGCTCCTCCTTTTAGAACAGTAAATTTTGAAATCCACTTTGGTGTAGGAATTAAAGAGCATGAGCAAATGTTTGACTTGCTAAGAAAACATGGCAAGACAGAAACTGACACTAAGATTATTGAAATGTCTGGCGCTGGTGCGTGGAAAAAGCTCACAGTGTTTAGTCGCGACACAGGCGAAGTTCTAGTAGAAAAGAAATTCTATAAAGCAGACTTCGGTGATATCATTAGCGACCCTGAGTATTCTGAATACGTTGAAGCAATGCTTAATGATGCACTAGTTCGAAAGTCAGCACAAGAAATTGATCTAGAATCATATGAAGAAGTTAGGGCAGCTGCTCTAGAAATTGAAGACGAACTAATCAATCCTGAGGGATAATATGCTTGATAAACCTGTTCTTATAGTAGACGGGTTGAACTTTTTTACTAGACACTTTGTTGTAAATCCTACAATGAGCCAAAACGGAGAACATCTGGGAGGGTTTGTAGGGTTTCTCAAAGGTTTACGCCTTCTAAGTGAAAGGTGCAATCCAGAGCAAATTGTAGTTGTTTGGGAAGGCGGCGGATCAATGAGACGTCGCGCAATTATGCCTAACTACAAACAAGGAAGACGACCTCAAAAATTAAATCGTTACTATGAGGATGACATACCTGACACTTATGCAAATAGAAATAAGCAGATAGCTTTATTGATTGAGTCATTAAAAAGTGTACCAATCAGGCAGATGTATGTGTCAGACTGTGAAGCAGATGACGTCATTGCATACATGACAAAGTATCACTATCGTGACAAAAAGTGTGTTGTAGTTTCTTCAGATAAGGACTTGTATCAATTGATAGATGACCGCGTAACGCAATGGTCACCAGGTCAAAAAAAATACATAACAGAGAAAAAGGTTTTAGAAAAATTCGGTGTAAGTGTTTCTAACTTTGTTACCGCAAGGGCATTTATTGGAGATCCATCTGACGGAATAAAAGGTGTTTCTCACGCAGGATTTAAGTCTTTGTCCAAAAGATTTCCCGAGCTAGCTGAAAGCAAACATGTTACAGTTTCAGATGTAATTGAAGGTGCACATAGTCTTGCAGAAACAAAAAAGCTGAAAATATTGGATTCGATTATCGAAGAAGGAAATGTTGCCCTAAGCAACTGGAAATTGATGTATCTGGATATCAAAAACCTTTCAGGACAACAAATTGAAAAAATTAAAAATTCTCTTGATTCTTTTGAGCCTGTGCGTAATAAAATATCACTGATGAGAATTTTGATGAGAGAAGGCGTCAATAATTTTGACGTTGATTCGTTTTATATGTCAATTAAAAACTGCAAATAGGAAAACAGCAGGATGGAAAGAAATATTGTAGAACACCCAGGTTTATTTTCCCAGTACGGAAAACAGTTTCAAGAAACAGTCTTTCAGGGGTTAATATCAGACCATGCATGGGCAGCACAGATGACTGAAGTGATGAGTCCGGACTATTTTGAAGTAAAGGCTCTAAGCTATCTTGCTGAAAAATATTTTGCGTATCACAAAAAATATAAGTGCTTTCCAACCCTAGGGCTGCTTGTTTCTATTATAAAAGAAGAACTTACGGAAACAAACGATACAATTCTAAGAGATCAAGTTGTTGACTTTTTACACAGAACAAAGGTTAGTCCTAACGTATCTGATCTTCACTATGTTAAAGATAAGTCACTTGATTTTTGCAAGAGGCAAGCATTCAAAGATGCCTTGGAACAAGCAGTTGAATTAATTTCTACAGATAAATTTGATAGTGTCGTTACACTAATGAAAAATGCAGT